ATGGTATATTTGGGCAGAAATTAGATGAAGGAAATGTTGTAGAAGTTGATTATATCGTGTCAAGTGGTGACGGTGGTAACGCAGTTCGTAATTTTCAGTTTGCGGGCAAGTTAACATATACAAGAAATGCAACAGAATATACCGTTTCATCAGGTGTTTCTCTATTAACAACTGGTTTACCTGCATCTGGGGGTGAACAAATTGAAAGTGTAGACTCAATTAAGAAGTTTGCACCTCGAATTTATGCCTCTCAGAACAGAGCCTTGACCTCAAATGACTATGAATCACTTATTCCAACTAAAATTTACCCAGAAACCGAGTCAATTTCTGTTTTTGGTGGTGAAGATTTAGTTCCTCCTCAATATGGAAAGGTTTTTATCAGTATAAAACCAAGAACTGGAGACTTTTTACCAAATTTAATCAAAGAAAACATCAGATTAAGGTTGAAAAAGTATGCTGTGGCAGGAATTGTTCCAGAAATTCTTGATTTGAAGTATCTTTATATCGAAGTGGACTCAAAAATTTACTATAATAGCAATTTAGCACCTTCTTCAGCTGATGTTTCAAGTCTTGTTCAATCAAATGCAACAAAATATTCTGAATCAAGTGAATTAAATAAGTATGGAGCAAGGTTTAAGTATAGTAAATTCTTAAATATCATAGATCAAAGTCAAGAAGGAATTACTTCCAATATCACGACTATCAAAATGAGACGAGATTTGAGAGTTGCTTTAAATTCGTTTGCAGAATATGCAATCGGTTATGGTAATGAATTTCATATAAACAGTATGTCTGGATATAATATTAAATCTTCAGCATTTTTTATATCAGGAGTGAGTGAACCTTTATATGTAACTGATATTCCTAACACTGATAGAGAGACTGGAAGTTTATTTTTCTTTACTTTACCAAGTATAAATTCAACATCACCTGTAATTGTAAGAAGAAACGTTGGAACAATTGATTATATTAAAGGTATTATAACATTAAATCCAGTTAACATTGTATCTGGTAAGATTAAGGACGGTCAAACTATAATTGAACTTGAGGCAACTCCACATTCTAATGATGTTATTGGATTACAGGATCTTTATTTGCAACTAGATATAAGTAACAGTGATGTAAGCAGTCCAGTCCTAACAACAACTACAACAGCAAGATCAGAAATCTCTTATGTTCAACCGAGTTCAACATCAACAACTACTACAGGTTCATCAAGTGGATCCAGTTCTCCATCTCCATCTCCATCACCAAGTCCATCAGGAGGATCATCAGGTGGTGGCGGAGGCTACGGTGGCGGTTACTAAAAATTAATAAGATAAAATGACAGTTTCAAGAGTTAAGCTTAGTAATATTGTTCAGAGTCAATTACCTAATTATGTTAGGGATAGTTTTCCGTTAATATCTGAATTTTTAAAATCTTATTATCAGGGACAGGAGTTTCAAGGTGCTCCTATTGATTTAATTACAAATATTGATCAATATATTAAACTTAATGAACAAACTGGATTAACTGAGGAAGCAGTTCTCAATGCTGATATTACTGCATACGATAAGACAATTACTGTGGAACCATTTCCAAATGGAACAAATGGATTTCCAGATTCATATGGTCTTCTAAAAATTGATAATGAAATAATTACATACACAGGAAAAACTTCAACATCATTTACTGGATGTGTAAGAGGTTTCTGTGGTATCACAACTTACAGAACAGATGGAAATAATGGAGAACTTAGTTTTAATACAACAGATGCAGCTGCTCATGAAGGTAATTTATATGACTCTACAACAGGTGAAATAACTCGTGAAGGATCTAAGATTCAAAACTTAACTATTCTTTTCTTAAAAGAATTTTTAAAGAAAACTAAAAATCAACTATTACCCGGATTTGAGGATCGTAAACTCTCATCAGACTTAAATCAAAATCTTTTTATAAAACAGGCAAAAGATTTTTATTCAAGTAAAGGTACTGATAGGTCATTTGAAATTTTATTTGGTGCTTTGTATAATGAGAGAGTTGAGATCGTAAGACCTAGAGATTTTCTTTTCACTCCATCAAATGCTAATTATAGAATCACTAATGATTTAGTAGTTACAGCATATGAAGGAGACCCATTAGATCTAGAACAAGCAACACTATACCAAGACTCTTACAGAGACCTTACAAGGGCATATGCACCTGTTACAAACATCGAAAAGATAGAGGTTGGTGTAGGTGAGACATATTATAAAATGTCTATGGATGCTGGTTATAATCGGGATTTAAGAGTAGATGGTGCTATGTATGGTGTGTTCTCTGTGCATGCCACCACTAAAACTATTGGAGACGTTGCGATTGGCCAAAGTTTTATAAATGTTGACTCAACTGTAGGATTTGCACACTCAGGTAATATTGATGTTTATTATAATGATGCAACACTTGGTATTGTTTCATATACCAGTAAAACAATTAATGAATTTCATGGTGTATCAAATGTAGTTGGTATAATATCTGATGCAAGTAATGTGGGAATTGATACTTATGCTTATGGACTTTCTATGAAAGATCCAAGTGAAACAGTTAAAGTTAAAATTACATCAGTATTAGGAAATCTAGTTTATCCAAATAACACTTATTATTATTCTCGAAATGATACTGCAAGAATCAAAAGTTTAGGTACTAAAGATAGTTCATTTAAATCAAGAGATTGGTTTTACAATACATCACCGATTTACAATGTTGCTGACTTAGAATTACTAGATTCCTCAGATAACACTTATAAAATAACTTTAACTAAACTTCATTACTTTAGAATCGGTGATGCTGCACAAATTGCTGGAGCCGATGGTGTTGAAAAATCAACTATTGTTATTGATGTATCTTCTGCCACATCTTTAACCATAAGAGGTCAAGGATTTTTATCACTTACTGATACCTATACTTTTAAAAGAAACATACTTAAAGTATTAACTAATAATTTTGAAGGAAGTCAAATATATTCAACAAACGTACAAAACACTTATAAAGATGGTGATAAACTTTTAGTTGCTTCATCTTCAATTCCATCATATAACTCAGAGGCACTTAATACTACAGATAGAGAAGTTACTTTTAGTGGAACTTTTGTTGGAACTGAATTTAAAATAACATCTACAACTGATCATGGTTTTAGGACTGGTGATGCTGTTTATTATACTCCTCAAAAAGAAGTTCAAGAGTATATTGATTTTAGAACTAAAAAAACTGCGTATAGAGAAGTTGTTTTATCACAATTATTTGGAGAGGGTCTTTATTTTATAGAAAGAATTCAAGGAAGCACAACGACTGTCAGATTAGCAACAAGTAGATCAAATTTATTTAATGATAGATTTGTCACTATAGACAGTGAAATAATAGTTACAAACAATAAAATAAAACCATATGAATTTAGAGATAAAAAATTACAATCTCAACAAATATTAAGAGAAATCGCTCCACCTAGTAATGATGGTGTTATTACCAAAACTGAACCCGGTACTACCGGTATATTAGTAAATGGAGTTGAAATATTAAATTACAAATCAAATGATTTAGTTAGATATGGTCAAATTGACAATATAGAAGTTGTTTCTTCTGGATCTGATTATGATATAATCAATCCACCTACTCTGAATATATCTGATGCTGTTGGAACTGGTGCTACAGGATATGCTGGTGTAACCGGTGAATTGAAAGAAATAAGAATATTAAACGAGGGTTTTGACTATGAAGAAACTCCTTTAATTAAAATTAGTGGTGGTAATGGCATAGATGCAACTGCTGTTGTTAATATGAAATTAAAAACTCATGCACCTTTCTTCAATGCTGAAGCAGCAGCTGCAAGAGTTGGACTTACTACAAATATAATTGGATTTGGAACATATCATAAGTTTAGAAATGTAGAGAAAGTAATTTATCTCACTGGTGGGCAAGAAGGAATTGGTGGAATAACAACCTCAGCTGCTTACTATGTTCGTAAAATAGATGATGAGACAGTTTCACTTCATAAAGATGAAGCGGGTGCAGTTGCTGGTATTAATACTGTAGATCTAACCTCTCATGGTTTTGGACAACATCAATTAGAATCCTTCAACAAAAAATTAGTATTAGAATCAATTAATATAACAAATTCTGGATCTGGATATCAAAACAAAAAATTAACAGTCAATCCAACTGGTATTAACACTGCATCTAATACAATTAATATTGTGGATCACAGATATGTAAGTGGAGAAATTGTGACTTATGAATCTTCATCTACAGAGATTGGTGGATTAAGTTCCTCAAACCAATACAAAGTAATTGTTGTAGATAATAATAATTTTAAACTTGCTAATGCTGGAGTTGGTGGAACTAATACATCAGATTACGATAAAGGAGTATATGTTGACTTAACATCTATTGGAAGTGGAACTCATAGTTTTAATTATCAACCAGTCACTGTATCTCTAATTGGAGAGGTTGGAATTTCATCCATAGGATCAGAAACATTTCAAGCCACTATTCAACCTATTTTTAGAGGTGGTTGTACTTCTGTGCATTTGGAAAATAAAGGTGTTGGATATGGATCTTCAGAAATTGTCAATCTAGATCGTCAACCTGACGTAACACTCATTCCCGGAGCACAGGCACAACTTCAACCTGTTATTGATGCTAAAGGTCAAATAGTTGAAGTTCTAGTTTTAAATTCTGGTAAACAATATCTATCTCCTCCTGATATAATTGTTAAAGGTGATGGAGTTGGTGCAGTTGTAACTCCTGTTATGGAAAATAACACTGTTGCATCAGTCAAGGTATTAGAAGGTGGTGTTGGTTATACTGCTGGTAACACCACCATGACAATACAATTCCCCGGATCGGGAGTTCAATTCAACGCTGTGTTGCAATCTTGGAGAATTAATTTAGTTCAAAAATACATAAACAATTTTGCCGATGATGATGGATTTATAACTCTAGGACTTAATAGAGAACATGAACTTCAATATACTCATTTATATGCACCTCGAAAATTAAGAGAGGC